ACCACTCAGCCCCTAGATAGACAACTAATTCAGGCATTTAAATACTCCAAGCCTTTTCACAATTTAAAGTGGGTTGCATGATCACCCCAGACTCAGCCACAAAAGCCGACAACTCTCCGACACAAATTCCAAGCAATTCGCGGCCATCATTTGTTAAACAAACCACATCACCCCTTTGAGCCAAGAGGATTGACTTGGACTCGCCAAAGTATTTGTCAGCCGCGCCAATCATGCCGCCATGCTCATTCATCAACTCAGCCGCTTTTCTGGCTGTTTGGTATTCAAAGAGAGTCGTCAAGTCTTTGTCTGAAATCACATTGACTGCGTGAATAGAGAACTGCCAACAATCATTTGTTCCCCAATCAAAAGGGATATCTTTTTTCTCAATGATGTAGTCCTCAAGCAATCGAGGCCAGTTTTCTTTTCTCATCTGAGCATGACTCCAGCAGTATCGCCACCGACATTGGGATTGCCACCGCCACCCCCATTGGCTCCAGTCGGATCAGTGCGACCCCAATTTATATCGAGATTCTCGATGGCCACAACATATTGCAGCCCTTCGTCAGTGGCATCTCTGATCTTTTGCTCCTCATAAGTGAATCGCCTGATCTTTGGCCTTCCAGCGTCAATCAATTGATGTTCAATAGACAGAGAGATTGTTGCAGTCTCACCAAGGTTGATTGACATCACGTCCATGCGACCAGTAAACATCAGGTGAGCAGACACTAATTCGTGATTGCTATCGAGCAAAGCAAAATAAATCTTTGCAGAGCGACCTTGATAATTCTCACCCAGAGCGATTGCAATGTGATTAGGATCGATTCCAGATAAAGTTAGGCTCAGACCCTTGGACTCTAGGTTTGATGTCTCAGAAATTGTGTTGATGCCACCAAGTCCACCGACTGCCAAGTAAGTGTTGCCACCATAGACAATTGCCTTGCCGCCATTGGTGTAATAAATGTGGCCAGACGAAAAGTCTAAATCCACCAAAAAGCAAACAGTCAGATTGCTGTTTGTGATAGCCGATGTAATCGCACCCGCGAGGCTTCGTGTCATATCGCCTCCAAAAAGCCAGCAGTGACCGAATAGACCCCTTCTAGGGTCTTATTGATCGAGACAGAGCTTCCATCAAGTCGCATGATCGCAGAGGGGCTGTTGTAAGTCACCGAGGTTGAGGCACTTGGCAGAGTTCTGAAAGGTGGCTCAATAGTAAAAACATTGCTGGCCTTGCCAACAATCATCTTGACCTCGTAATTTGCAAACTGAACAAAATCGCCAATTGACAGACTTGATGAGGAAAGAGTCGCAGTCGATCCTGTGGAGGAGGTCACAGTGATTGATCCAGAGACAGTTCCGATTGGAGCAGTCTCACCAAATCGAGGCAAATAGACTGTGTTTGCCATGCCCCTCATTTTGTAAAACAATGCCTGAATCGGAGCCATCTCAGCGCGAGACAAATTATTCCAAGCCACTGAGCAAAACCACTTTGCACCAGTCAACTCAACTGTCTGAGACTGACCACTCAAAGGAGAGGTGAAAATCTGTGTGTTTGACCTTAACTCCCAAAGAGCTGACTGAGGTGTTTTGACACTAGGCCAATAAAAGGTTGTCATGCAAACGCTCCACCAGATTTCATTGATCTGTAAATTTCAGCTTTGGCTTGCTCTTTGGCTTGGTTCATTGCAGCCATGATCGAGGCTCTATCTGAGCGCGAGTCAATTGAAATGTTTTGAACGACAGTCACACCACCGCCACCGAGTTTGTTGTTTGGCACGATACTGCCAGAGCCATTAGGCACAAAGAGTTCAGGGCCACGCTCACCGACCATGTAAGGGGTGTTGGATGAAACAGGGCCACCTAAAGCTCTGCCACCAAAGCCTTTAAATAAATCTGTCAGAAAACTCACACTTGGATCACTGATGTTTTTCTTAATCAACATTCTCAAAATGTCGCGCTGGATTGAGTCAACCATGTCTTTGAAACTAACTTTGCCACCCATAAAAGCTGTGGTTAAAGTGCTGGTGAACTCATTGCCAAAGCCATTGATTGCATCTGTCAAAATGTCAATATCAGATTTGCCCTTCTCAGTGAAGCTTGTCAATTCCTTGTTTGCCAAGCCAACCGCCCGACTGAAAGTGTCAGGATCAATTAAACCTTTACCAAGAATTGCTTGAAGGTTTTGGATTTTCTGAGTGTAGTTTTCAAGAGGTGTGCGAGTGTCATCAAAAATCTTCTTGATTGCATCAGCTTGATCTTTAGCATCCTTGGTTATTTGCTCATCATATTTCTGCTGCTTTAAATCATTTTCAAGTTTTTCTTTATCAGCTTGAGTAATGTTTTTAATCAAATCAAGATACAACTCATACGCTTTAATTTGCTCCTCAGATGCACCAGTTCTAGCAAACTGAGCAACCTTCAGTGCGTCCTCGCCATCTGTTAATTTAATGATCTGATCTGTGACTGCCAAGTAAGAATTTTGAATTTGCTGAAGTTGCTTATCAACCTCTTCCTTTTCTTTTTTGGGTTTTTCTCCACCCAAAGCTGGCAGTGCTTTTGTTGTGCGTTTATCAGTTCCAAGAAATCGCCTATCCATGCCGCTTGCTTCTCCTTGCCTTGGAGTGGCAAACATTTCATTTCGTTGAATTGCCTTTAAATAATTTAAGCGATTCTGTAAATGCTCGTTATATTTATCAAGAGAGGAAGTGTCGGAATTAGCTTTTTTATAACGCTCAATGGCATCGTTGTTTGAGTCAATCTCTTCTCTAACAGTTTTGAGATTTTCTTCAGTATTTTTGAAAGGATTGATTGTTCCAAAATTTCTGATCGCATCAAGAAAACCACTTGAATACTTCGTGCCTTCTTGAAACTCCACAATCATCTTAGAAAGGGCTGGAAGCAGTGGATTGATGGCATCAACTAAAAGAAGTTTTAATTGCTGATTGATTTTTGTAATGTTGTCATTAAATTCCTCAGCATTTTTTGCAAACTCATCACCAAAACTTGCACCAAATTCTTTGATGCCTTGTTTGCCAGTATTAAGAAAAGGAATGAGGTCAGCACCAGCCTTGCCAAACAAAGCCATTGCATATTGGGTCTTTGTCGCTCCATCGGCTGCACCACTGAATGCTCCCGCAACATCACCAAGGATGTCAGCAGTTGGCCTGATATTGCCATTTGCATCTTTGACACTAATGCCCAGATTCTTGAACGCTTCAGATTGTTCTTTGCTACCCGATGCCGCCTCAGCAATGCTCTTGTTTAATTTAATTAGAGCCGAGCCTAGTTGCTCGTTTGAGACACCAGCCAGATCAGCAGTGTTTGCAAGTGATGATAATTCGCTGACAGCAATGCCTGTCTTCTGTGACAACTTCACCATGTTGTCAGCAGAGTCGATTAAGCCCTTGATCTGAGCCGCGCTACCAATAGCCGCCAAGACAGCAGTCAGGCCAGCAATCTTGCCCGTGACCATGCCCACACTGGAGGACATATCACTCAGACCACCCTTGACTGATCTGAATGCCGCGCCAGTCTTGTCTTGAGCAACAATGTCAATGCTTACGTCTTTACTTGCCATTGCTTCTCTCCGACTGAAACTTAATCCACACTTGCCATTCTAGGAACTCCTCAACTGGCATCTCCTCGATCTCGCCAACTGTTTTGTGCAGCTTCTCAGCAAGATAAAAAATGAACTGCCGTTCAGGAGTCTCCCTTAGTTTTTTTCGAGTTCCTTGAAATCAACTCGCATGATTTCTGTTGAAACTCTTTCCAAAATTGAAGCATCAACCATGTTTCGCAAAACTGGTTTGTCTTCGATGGTGAAAATCTTTCCACCTTCTTTGTCGAGGCACTTCATCACCAACAACTCAACCAGAGTGTCAGCCTCAGAATTGCCCAATCGAGTCACCGCCTGAAGTCTTGCTTTGTCTTTCAGTGTGAAAGGCTCAACGTAAACGATCAGAGGGCCATTCTCATCACCCCATTCAGGCACTTCAATCGCCTTAATTTGGAGTGATTTGAAGTGGGCTTTAGCTCGATCAATTGCACTCATCAAGTAGCAGTGCTGAGAGTCAATGCACCAGTGCCTTGCAATGTGATTGAAGCCTCGACCATGCCATCAAAAGATGAGTTCACAGTCAGACCAGTCACGATTGCCGAGCCTGTGTAATATTTGTCACCAGCAGTTGCACCCTCTGGATAAGCAGAGAATGTAGTGCTTGCACCCACTATGAGTGCCATTTGACCAACATCAGCCTCATCCCAGAAAACATCGACTGAGCCAGTGAAGGTTGTCAGTGAGG